GTGATCGCCTTCTCGAATTTGGCCGGCGGGACCAGGGCGTAGTGGAAGCCGAAGCGCTCGAAACCGGTCCAGCCCAGGTTGTAGAGCAGCCAGGTCTCGGCAGCGTCGGCAGGCCGGCCGATCTGCGCGGTAAGGCGGCGACGGAGGTGCGTGAGCCAGGTGCGCGCGTATTCGCGGGCAATGGCCGGGTCCTTGGCCTTGGAGTAGGGGTAGACCTTCTCCTTGTTGGCCTTGCGGACCTTGGAGCAGTCCTCCCAGGCAGACTTGTGGAATTGGAAGCGCCCCTTGGCCTTGCCACCGTCTCCGATGGCGGCGTCCGGGTGCTTCTCTCCGCCGGACTCAACGATCTGGACGGCATCGATCCACTTTTCAGGGACGGGGTTGGCGTTCACGAAGGCGACCGTAAGGGTGAGGTATCCGACGTATTTCATTGGTAGTCGAGCTCCCCCTTGAGGATGGTGATGCGCATGTTAGCCTCGGCACATTTTTGCAGGTTGAGCCTGATATCGCTGACGCGAACCAGGGTCATGCGCTTCTTCTGGAGGGCTTCAAGGCGCTGCTGGAGCATCTTGATCTCCGTCCGCTTGTCGCGGCGCACGGTGATGCTTCTCATCGGCGTGCCTCCTTGTCCATGCGTTCGATCTGCTCTTGGAGGTCGTTGACACGTTGTCCTCTTACGAGGATTTCGTGGTTCGCCTCCTTGAGCCGTTCGCGTAGGGTGTTGTTCTCCTGGACCACTTCGCTGATCTCGGCGCTGACGTGTTCGTCCCTGGTCGCGACTTTTACGCGCAGCATGACGACCTCATCGAACAGCTCGTTGATACGAAGGTACAGGTCTTCGGTTTTGATATCTCGGTACATGGTGGTAGACGGGAGTAGTTTGAATTTGCTTTTGAACATGGCAAGTCAGATGCAGACATTCATGACCGGGTCGTATTCCCATTGATCCCAATTCGGGGGGCGGTAAGCACCGGAGGTCAGCTCGGCGCCGTCCGTGTCCCTCGCGATAGGGCCGGTGGGGATATCCAGCCACTTCTTCTCCTTCCCGCCCTGCGCGGATGCGGAGACGATGAGGTTTCTGCTGAGCATGTCGTCCACGAGGTGCTGGAACTCGCCTGGGCCGACCTGTCGGAGCACCTGCGGCAGCTCGGCGCGTCTGCGATAGAGGCCGGATTTGGCGTTCTTGCCTTCGATGGAGTACGGGTGGCCGTTGAGAGCCGCCTGTTCGATGGCGAGGACGAGCCATGCGTGGCGTTCGCCGATGTTGACGACGGAGAACTGATCGCGGTCGCTGACGTCGATGAGCAGCCCGGAGTCGGAGCGAAGCAAGGTGCGTTCGCCATCGAACATCTCGGGGTTGTTGGCCTTGACGACCGCCATCTTCCACAGGAGGCCTCGCTTGGGGGCGAGCCCCATGGAGGTGAGCCTGCGGTCGTAGTCGGAGCAATGCCAGATGCCGATCACGGCACGGAACGCTGCGGGGAGCGCGGACGAGCCTCGGATGCTGGACTTCATGTCTTCGACGCCACGGATGGGCTCATCGCCCTGCTTGCGGATGTGGTGCGTGAGCATGAGGGCCGCGCCAAGGTCTCCGCACACCTGGCTGGCTACGCGGACGAACTCATTGATGACGGTGGCGGAGTTTTCTTCGCCGTGGAGGGTGCTGTTGAGCGTGTCGACGACGACAAGCTTGAGGTCCGGTATCCTGCGGAGCAGGGCCATGAACTCAGCCCATCGGCGGGACGGCTTGGCTTCGCCTGTGCGAGCATCGACCTCGGTGATGGCGAACGCCCCACCGGAGTTGATGGTCGGGAAGACGATCAGCTTGTCGCCGGCCTTCTGACGCCTGTTGCCTGGGTCAATGTCGTGGAGTCGGATGTGGAGCTCGTCCTTGTCGTCCTCGGTTGTGAGGATGACGACCGTGCCTCCTTCGCTGATGCGCGAGCCGCACCATTCGAGCTTCTCGCCCTCTTCGTAGGACGCGATCTTGATGGCTAGGTCCAGCATGAGGAAGGTCTTGCCAGCGCCCCCTTCGGCGACGAGCAGCTGGTGTTTGCCGGCGAGGATGAGGTTGTCCACGAGGAAGCGGCGCTTCGGCTTCTCGGTCATGGACCAGCGGTGAGCCGCCCACACTTCGAGTCCGTCACCGTCCGCGATCATGGGCTTCACCGGCTCTGGCATCGGGCCATGGTTGGCGATATCGCGCGACAGCACGGCATGCCACTCACGTTCGGCGCGATTGAGGGGCCATGGCGGGACCATGTTGACCTCCATCCAGCCGAACAGGGCTTCCTTGGCTTCGTCCAGGGTCTTCTCACCGCGTCTGACGATGCTGATGTAGAAGCCGCATACGCGGGTGAACTGACTGAAGCGGTTCTTCTCGTCGTCGCCGCCTTCGTAGACCTTCTCATTGAGGTCGACCTGGGCTCGCTCAGCCCGGAAGATTGGCTCGCTCGGTTCGACCGTGCCACCGTCGTAGGCGGTGGGTCTGACGATCACGCGCTCACGCAGGAGGTCGATGCCGTAAGCCTGCGCGGTCTCCGTGACTATCTGGATGGAGACCGGCTTGACTACGTTGTTCTTGCCGTGCGTAGAGCCTGCGAGACGGACAGGCTGGTGGGCGCGTCCGAACGGATTACCCTCCACGCCAAGGCCGAACTGCATGTCGCCTCCGCCCTTCTTCGCGACTTCGTCGCGCAGCTTGATGAACGCGGCGATATCCTTGCACGGGTCCATGAGCGACCACCAGAGGTGACGCTTGCGCATGCCTTCGATCTCACCGCCGGACATGACGACAGCCGTGGGCTCGCCGATCATGCCTTCGAGGAAGACGTGCTTGGCGTCGATATCACCGGAGTCCAGGTCGACGACGAGCGAACGGAACTCGGCGATGTTCTCGCTCGTTCCGCGCGGTTGCGACAGGATGGCCGGCACGATGAACGATGCGCGGTTGAATGAGCTCCAGCGCTCGACGTGACGCCAGACTTCGTCGATGGGGTCGCGACACTCGGACAGGTCGATGAACTTGTCCTCGCGGAACTCGCCCTCTCCGTCCGTGCCCTTCTCTCCGATGCCACGCACGTTGATGTAGCCGTACTTCGGCATCTTGCCGAAGATGACGTGCATGTGAAGCATCAGTGCTTCCTTGCCGATCTTGAGTTCGCTCACTGCTGTTCGCCCTTCTTGAAGCGAGCCTGGAGGCCGTGGTCGCGGATGTAGCGGGAGATGTTCCAGGGGCCGACGCCCAGGGCCGTGGCAATCTTGGGGATCGGGACCTTCTGCTCGCGCATGGCCTTGATCTTCTCATCCCAGCCCGTCTTGTCGAAGCAGTATACCTTGCGCCTGGGCTTGGCGTGCCAGTGCATGCCGATGATGCGTAGCCAATTCCTGAGCGCGGAGGTGGACCATCCAAGCCACTTGGCTGCTTGAGGGATGGTCATGCGGTTGTCGTTGGCGCGTTGGATCATCGGAGTGATTTCCTTGATGCGCTCCATGCGGAAGTAGGACATGGATACGCCCTTGTATTCGCAGCGCGCGCGCTTCTGCTTATTTTCCGGGTCCATATTCGTCTTGGATGGAGTCGATGAAGCGGACGAACTGCGGGGTGCGTTCGCCGACATAAGCACCGGTGACGTTGTAGCCCATGTGCTCGAGCGCGTCCTCGTGGGTCATGTCCTTGCGGAGTATCTCGATGCACTTGTCCCAATCGTAGACGACCACCTGGTCGCCGTAGCCGAAGGTGATGCCAATGATGGCCTCATCGAAGCCGTCAGCCACGAGCATCTCTTCGTCGCCGATGACGTCGACGTAGTTGTCGAGGACCTTGCGGACGAGAGTGATCCCCTTCTTCTTCTTGCTTACTTTTTTCTTAGCCATAGGGGTAGGGTGTCCTCGGTGGTCACGCTGGTGATGCCGGAGTCCCAGCACGTCTTCTTGAAGTTGCACCACTTGCAGCGGAAGTCCGCCGGGTCGTTGGTGCACTTGGAGAGCTCGACGGGATGGGCGCTCTTGATGACGCGCACGGCGCGGTCGCTGGACTCCTGGGCCTGTCGGGCGTCGAAGGGCAGGAACTCGGAAGCGAGCTCTCCGGTGTTCCTGTTGAGGAACGTGAAGATGCAGCCGTTGGTCAGCTCCATGTAGGCCATGTAGGTCTGAGCCTGGGAGTAGTAGAGAGGCTTGGAGGTCTTCACGCCCTTCTTGAGCGTGTCGTTCCAGCTCTTGTCGTTGAGCCCCTTGTTCTCCCACAGGACAGGATACTCGAACTGAGTGAAGGCCGGTCCAGCCGTGATCACGCCGTCGATGTGACCCTTGAGCTTGCCGTCTGCGGCCTCGAAGCCGAACTGACCGCCGTCAGCCTTGTGCGTCACCAGCTCGAAGCCGGACACCTTGACGTACTCGGCCACGCGATCCTCGCAGTCGTGCCCCATGTC